AGCCCGATCCTGTAACCCATGAAGGAACATCTGAAACCGTTAAATCTGCTGTTCCTGATCTAACAGATAAACCATCATTATTCTCTATTCTTATATAATATGTTCCATCTACTGGCAATGTAAACGTTGCCGTAATAGAAGCTGCACTTGTAAAAGAAACTGAATCTGCTGTAACAATAGCTCCTGTAGAAGAATTAATAGCGTCTACAAAAGGTATTGATACAAAATTGCCGCCAGCAATTACGACTGCTGTTTGTGCGTTAGTAATTACCGAAGGTGTAACAGATGTAAATGTTGGAAAATTTAATGTTGCTTGAACAGTTGCTGATCCACCTAATGATACTGGCGAACCATTTAATGTAATTGAATTGTTAACTAACATATCGTTAGATACTTGAACCTCTTGAACTTCACCTGCTGAAGCTCTTCCTAAAACTCTATTAGCTGTAACAATGTCTTGGATCTTAGGATAAGTAACTGCATTGTCAGCAATTTTAGCCGTAGTAACTGAACTATCAGAAGGAGTAGTAATAATTCCTACACCAATTTGATACATAAAATTCATCGTAGAGGTTGAAGCTATCGACGTATCAAAAGTTACCGTAGATCCTGAAAAAGAATAAGAAGAAGGAGATTGAACAACACCATCAATTGCAAGAACAACTGACGCTGGAGAAACCGGTACAAATGCAACAGAACTTTTAGTTATATTATAAGGACCCGCTGAGTTAGTAAACGTTATATTGTCTAATAACTCTATGTTGTTTATTTTATCTACGCCTCGTCCTACATATGCCATGTTATAAAGCTACTCCTGGAGTATCGTTTGTGCCAACTAGGGTCTGGCCAAATGCAAAATATGCATAAGTACTTGTGCTTTGATTTACACCCGCCCACGTTGATCTTATTTTAAAACCATTACTATAAAAATCTATAAAAGGAGATACACTAGTGTTATCTGCTCCAGTTGTATTTGCTACTAACATTCTAGTATTAGGATTAGGTAACATATTACCAATTGTATTATCTATAATCCACCAACCATCTGCTGAACCATCAGTCATTTTTAACATAACCCATGATGGAGCAAAACCAGTATAAACCATAGGACCATCTGCATTAGCATTACCTATATACGTAGAAAATTTACTATAGCCGGCTTTATCGGCGAATAGCCAAGCAGCATAAGGTTCACCACTTGCATTAGTTTGACCGTGATCTCCTACTGTAAAATTAACACTATCGGGATCAGTATTTTCCCAAGCTGCTCCACCTGCAGTAATAGCATTATCAGTTGTATCTAATTTTAAATACTTAGTATTACCTAAACCAGTACCTGGATTATAAACTACCCAGTTATTGTCTGGAGCTGAAAGTCTTTTAACAATTATAAAACTTGGAACTGCACCTAAGCCATGAGCTATTTTTGTAGGAGTGCTACCATTCCCCGTATAGTTTATACAACTAAAGCCGGCGGTTTGATTAAAGGAATAAGATGACGGTGTAGTATTTGTAGATCCATTAGTTGCTATCCCTGTTGTTGTTCCACCTTTCCAGTTCCAGCTTATAAAACCATTACCACTAGCATTAGATTCAGTATGACTTCCTAATGTAAATCCATCGACTCCAAATGCAGTTAAACTATTTGAATCTGTTTGTTGTTCTGTACCTGCATCACATTCTAAATATTTTTCAACTCCAGATGCACTATTATAAAGATTATGATTTGATGTAGCTTCTCTATCTTTTACCCAAACAAAATCCGGTTGAAAGCCAACTCCTGTAATTGCGTTTGTTGAACCGTTTCCCGCATATGTCAAATTTTTTATGTAGTTTGAACTCTTATTGATCGTTGTGAAAGCCATATTATATATTTAACCCCTTAGTTGATAGCGCAGTATATCCCGTTGGAACATCGTACTCAAATTTTCCTATATTTGATGCATTTGTTCCTTCATCAGCTACTGCTGTTGTTTTAAATACTCCGTTCCCAAAATTATAATTAAATATTGCATTTGCACCATAAATTGCAGCCGCAGGAGAACACGTGCTAACAATTGTTGGTATTGCAATAGCACCAGTTTTAGATGCACCTGATGTTGGTACCCCTACATTTCCACCTACTGTAATATAAGTTCCGTTTTTGTGCATATATAATGCTCTATTATCCATATCAACTGCAAAACCAAGCACGTCTCCGTTAGAATAATCTATTCCTGTATCGCCTAAATTTGAACCACCACTCATATTATTATTATTACTTCCACCTCTATAATCTATTTCAAAACCTGCACTTGCAGTGTTAGATGTAAATTGTGAATTAGTGTTTCCTGAAAATCCCATACCAGTACCACTACCAGCAAATACTTTATCTATACATTGTATTCCTGCACCTGCATAACCATTAGAAGCATTTAATGCTTCAATTTTCATTTCCCAGTAGAACTTGCCTTTTGTAAAACCTAATGTTCCAAAACTACTTTCCCAAACAGTATCTACATTAGACACAGTAGTGTTTCCATTTGAATATCTAAAGTCACTACTATCGTCGTGATACAACTGATTAAGCGTGCAGAAATTGTCACTAGGATTGTCGACAGTGGCTGTAAGTGTCCCACTACCTAAAGTAAAATCATTCCCTTGACCAGATTGATCTACAAGTGATGCATTATTTTTTAATAAAAAGAAACCATTAGTTCCATAAGTTACACCAGTTGGATTTGTCTTTATTTTCCACGCACCAGTCGTGGCATCTGTTTCGCCATAAGTACTTGCATCATAACAATACCCATCTGTAACATGGATATGTGATATAACACATGCATTACAAATACTTGAACCCTCTCTTAAAGAACCAATTAATTGAGTAATATCTGTTCCAAAAAAATTATTTGTAGCATCTTGTGCAGGATAACTTGAAGTAGAAAAACTTGTTTCTAAAACTCCATTAACCCATATCTTAATTCTGTCTGCAGCGGACACTTGACTTGAGTCGTATGCAACGCATAGGTGGTAAAATGCGGCTTGATCTCTTAGTAATCTATTTGTTTCTACTTGAAATTGATAACTACCATCATAAAAGGCTACTTGTATTTTATCATCAGACGTCACAAATATTCCTCTTAAATTTGCAGTAGTATCAGATTTTGATGAACAATAGACTGGTTGAGATTGACTATTATTAGAATACATTAATTTAACCCAAGCAGATGCACCCCATTTAGTTGTGCTTCCCCCTGAGGATATAGTTCGTTTGAGTTCTGTAGTTGGTGTGATTGTTGTCATAATATTCTAGTTAAATTGTGCTCCTCCCGACGCGCCGTGAGATATAATAATATCAAATGCTCTTGCAGACGTCTGCGCTTGAGCGTCTGTTGCTGTAATCGTAAACGAGTACGCTGTAGTTGACGTAGACCCACTTTCCGTACCCGAAATAACTCCAGTAGCTGAAGCAATTGTTACTCCACCAGGAAAAGATCCTGATGTTTTTGCATAAGTAATAGGTGTATCACCTGTGGCTGCAACTGTAAAGTTGACAGATCCTGTCGCTGCCACTGTTCCTAAATTTCCTGAAGCAGTTGTCCAAGTTGGTGCATCGGAAACAGTTAGTAAAGCAGTTCCAGTTCTTGCTGCATAACCGTCATTATTTTCTACTCTTAAAAAATAAGTACCATCAACCGATATTGTAAAGGTTGCTGTAACTGAAGTCGAACTTGTAAAAGCTACTGAATCAGCAGTTACAATTGCTCCGGTTGATGAATTAATAGCATCAACATATGGTGGAATTGAACTATCTTTAAAATTTGTTCCAGTCAGTACGATTGCTGTTTGTGTGTTCTCTATAGCAGAAGGTGCAATAGATGAAATCGTTGGTAAAGAAACTATATTAGTTAAGTTAGCTCCTGATACAGCGGGTAAAACAGCCGGGAATCTTCCATCAGGTAATGTACCTGCTGTTAGTTTAGCCGCTGATATGTCTGTGCCTAATTTTGCATTAGTAACATTAATATCTTTAACTTTTGCTGTTTCAACAGCATCGTTTGCTAATTTAGCAGAAGTAACTAATCCATCTTGTAATTGAGATGTAGTTAAAGGTGCCTCTGCCGGCTTTGATCCAATGTATCCCATGTGTTAATATCCTTATGTACTAATCGAATCTACACAACTAACATACGCATCAAGAGAAGAAGCCGTATCACTTTGGACCTTTAGAACATCTGTGTTTTCAACAACGAGCTTAGCGCCCCCGTCTAAAACTTGAAGCGATGATCCAACAGGTATAGGCGCATCTTTAATTAAATAAAGATCATTACCTCCACTAGTGATATAAGCACTTACATTGATGGCAGCAGTATGTACATTTGCTAAAGAGATGCCTACAACTGCATCAAATGAATCTGCTGTGAAAACAGTTTCTGCTGCTGTACCGACATCATTTTTAACAAATCTTCTAAAGTTTTGTGCCATATTGTTTTCCTATTATAATGCGATAGCCATTGCCGTCGCAAATCCTTTACTTGCATAACCTAAATCAGGTACTACTGTTCCACTGGCGTCTAAGTAAACTGCCTTACTTGCGGGCAATGTACAAAAAACATCTTTAGTTCCTGTAGAAAAATCTATTGCTGAAGTATTATTGTCAGAGTTATCAAGAATAGTTGTTCTTTGTAAATTAGTTGAAGTGCTTAAAGTACCTAGACCAACTTCCCACTGAGAAGTTCCTTGATTAAAAATACAATAGTAAGTTGTGTTTCCACTTCCCACTCCCGCATTAAAAGTTTGAAAACCCATAGCAGCTCCAGCTAAAGTCCAAGTTGTTTGACTTGTACCAGTTGAAGTACTTGTTTCCTTAACTCTATCGTTAATTACTAACGCCATAAATTTTTACTCCTGTTATTAGTTAGCGTTTAAACTTATGATAGCACCAGTACCAGCAGGTGAACCTGATGTAGGATCAGGGAAGGCAACTGTAAAGTCACCAGCCGTTGCTGTTTTAGTTCCACCAAAATCTAATACCACCACTAATCTGTCTGCAGTTCCATCTACTGTATTTGTATTGTAGATTGCTCCGAATGCAGCACCAAAAGTTGCAGCTCCTGTTGTTGCTGCTCCCCATACTGCATTTGCAAAGTCTACTGTTGCTACCAATGTAGAAGATGCTACCGCTTGACTTGTAAGAACGTTTCCACCTGCAACATAGTTTGTACTACCAGCAGGATCTACTTCACCGTTACCTGTACCACCTGCAAATACAGTGCTACTTTCTGTATATGGGTTTGTTGTGTACAGAGCTAACTTGTAAGTGTGGCCTCCAGTTGCAAAGTCATGTTGTGCAGATAAAAGAGCTCCTCCAAATGAGTAAGGTACTATATTTGCCATGTTGTTTTCTCCTTATTAATAAGTTGATGGTGAGTCTGATTTAATTGGAGTTCGAATAACACCATCGTCATATTCGCCTCTTCTTCTTCGGCCTTGTTGTTCAACGCCATATGAAGCCATTGCAGTTCTAAAAGCTGTTGTGTAGTATTGTATCAGATCTGCTGGTCCTTTCAAGTATCCATATGCGTTTTTTAAACAACAGTACAAAAGCATATCTTGATATTTGTTACTCACATAAGTTCCATTCGTCGCCGCAGGAGCACCACTTGGTTGAGTAGTACTTGTAATACTGTCTGGTTGTCTTGTATATGCTAATGTTATAGCATATGCAGCATCGGGAGTAGGAGCAACTAACCAAAAATTTTCATCCCAACTAGCATAATATTTAGGAAACCCTGAAGCTGTTCCAGGAGTGTCATAATATTCAGCCATAAAACTTGGATCTCTTTTATCTAAAAAAACTTGTTTTCCACTTGAATCTGTTAATTCTACATATCTAATTATTCTTAAATCTGAAGGAATAGTTATAAATTTATTTCCTGCTACTGTGTTTGATGTTGCATAAAAATTAGAAACATCAGAATCTACTTCTCTGTAAATTTCATTTTCAGCATTTTGAATAATAGTCTTTAAAATTGCATCTGTTAAAACAGAATCATCTACTTCTGTGTAACTTCTAATATCAGATTGTAAATTTGCTAAAACATATGCCATATTATACTGCCTCTAAGGTTACGGGTCCAACTGAACAAGCATTTCCACCGCCAGCTATTCCTCCTGTTGTAGCATTACTTGTACTTGTAATAAAGAAATAATTTTCTGGCGAAGTTAAATCACCTGGAGAAGTTGTAACAGTTCCATTAGAATTTTTTTTACCAACAGTAATACTAAATCCTGTTGCAGAACTTAAATCACTAACATTGTCAAATGTAGGAATAGTTATAAAAGCTTGTAAGTTTCTTTGATCTGCTTCATTTGGACCACCAGCACCTGCAGAAGTTACTACAGGAGGTCCTCTAAATCTTACCATATCTCCTGTTTTTCTTTGGTGATCAACTGAATAAACATTTACATAAGTTACTCCTCCAGCAATAACGGTAGTAAAAGGATTTGTATTTAACATAATTAATCCTGCAGTAATAGGTCTTGGAGGTCTTGGATTTTGTAAAGCTTGAGGATCTGCACCAACTGGTTTAGGTTGTAATTGAGGTTGCTTAGGTTCAAACTCTGAAGTGTGAACTCTTGCACCATTCCATTCTCTTACCATTTCAGTATATGGAAATTGTAATCCACTTCTGTCTGAAATAAATAATGCGTGTTTTCCTTTTGATAGATCAGCCATTAAGTACCTGGGTAATAAGTTTTAGGACTAATAAAAGTACTTGAAGGAGAACCATCTTCAGCTAATGCTCTTGCTAATTCATCCTCATACAATAATTTTAAAGCCTGTGTTGTTTCCGGTCTAACTTTTTGAGATAAATAATATGCAAGCCCTGCAACCATACATGGTACAAATCTATATGGTACATCTGCATCATTACTATAAACTCCTGCGTCTTGTATTCTTCTTTCATAATAATAATTTAAAAAAGATCCTACTTGGCTTGCTCCAGGTGTTAAATAAACCGTAATAGTAACTTTATCAATAAATCGTTCTACAAAATATTGTGAAGGTTGTCCTGTTGCAGTTTTATTTGAAAATGCTTGATAAGTTGATCGATCTACTTTGGTAAATGGAGAATCTACAATCGAAGAGTTTCTAAAAGAAGCTTCTAAAATATCTGTAACTCCATAAGTAAAAGAAGCGTTATCATAACACTTATCGTCAGCTGAATGAGTTGCTGCTGTGGTTCCATTTGCTCCTCTTGTACATCCAGTAAATGTATTAGTATTTGTTGTAATTCCTGTATAGGTTATTTGTTCTGTACCAATTAATAATGTACCAGTAGTTGGAAAATTTGCAACAGAATCAACGACAACTGTATTCTGCCCAATAGTCATTGCAGAAGCTAATGGACTAAACATTGCGTCTGAAGTTCCATCACTTGTTGACCGATAAAGAGTGTACACATTTTTTCCGCTTTCAAAACTAATTGAGTTATGTGCAACTTCCCAGTAATGTAACCCTCTGTTTCCCCATTCTTGAAAAAGAATATTTAGAGATCTTTTAGCACTTTTTAATTCGTACCCAGATACTCCACGCATCCCTACTCTTTCATAAGCTTCTTCAACAATATCAGAAATAGAGAAGCCTTTTTCAAAAACATAAGTTCCTGAAGTAGTATTCGCCATCTAGTATCCTTACGTGTATATTATAGTAACGCCAGCTGTATTAGTTAAATCCAAATGAACACCATCTTTAAAAAGAATACCTGAACCTGGAACATAAACTGATAAACCATCTGTATCGAATTTAAATTCTGCTAGTAACGGATCACCCGTTCCAGTTCCATTGTGCAATTTTACTACTGAACCTGCAGCACCTGCTGCCTGAACATATGTAACTCTTGCTCTTCCAGTAACTAATTGCCCATCACTTGTTCTATGGGCTACCTGTTGATCACTTGTAAATGTTGAACCACCTGCCATGTTATTTTCTCCTTATAATTAAATGAGCTCCCTAAGGAGCTCATAATTTAATTAATTATGCCCAAGTACCTTGGATGTCTAAAACAGTCCAAGCTGTTCCGCCAGCATTTCCACCAATCTTAACATAGTCACCTACTTTAGAAGTAGCCTTAGTGTTTGTTAAAGTGATTTGTGCTACTACACCTTTATAGATGATGTACTCTCCAGCTGCACCAGTTACTTGAATCTGGTTCATTCCGTCAGCACCAGTGTTTACAAAAGTAAATACTGAACCTTCGTTAGCTGCAACTGCAGGTAATGTAAATACAGGATCTCCTGTATTTGAAGTGAACGATTGTCCACTGTCACCTATAAGTACTGAGTAGTTCGCATTTTTTTGATTTAGGTTGTATCCAGTTACACTGCCTTCGTTAAATTTGCCTTGTAGAACTGGCCCTCTGAATCGTGTTGTTGCCATTTTATAATCCTCCTAGATTATGTGAATACTGTCTCTAGGTCGTCGACTATACTCGTCAGTATCCAATATTAATTAATGTATAGTAAAGAAATTATATAACAATTTTTAGTGGAGTGCAAGAGATCCTACGGGAAATGTACGATTTCAGCGATGTGGCGTTTATCTAAGTAGCCACAGAAACTTGGGCAGCAGCGTCTTCAATTGCATTTTGTTTATTTGCAATTTTGGCCTCTTCGAGTTTAATGTCAGTAATGACTTCTCTAATTTTGTCATCAATTCTGACCATATCCAGAGTATATCTACCTTCTTGTTCATACTCCAGTTGCCACCTCAACTCCAAGGACCGTTTTTGTTTGTACAGGTCTTGTACCATCAACAACCTCCTCGTAGGTTATTCTTTTGACCTTGGGATCCATCATTTCTCCAAGATATTCCCATTTTATACTTTTTTCTCCTAGTTTGTCAACTATTGCATTTTCAATAGATTCAACGTTATCTTCAGCTAATACTTCAAATTCAGCGTGATATTGATAAGCATTGATTTTTACTAGGAATTTCTTCATTTTTTCTTTCTAAATTTAAAATGTGGCGAGAATATGATTCCCGCCACAAATTCTAATTATTATGCTCCTGGTGATCCGAAGATACCTCTAGGATCAGAGAATCCAAAAGAATATCTCTCTCTAGCTTTGTATCTAACGTTTCCAGTGTCAAAGTCACCTTCCATAGTAGTTTTGATAGGTGCTCTAACGAAATGTTTAAGACCATTTGGAACATCAGTCTTAACGAACCAAGCATCAGAATCAGTTAAGTAATGGTTCACAGTATAACCTTGTGGTACCATTCCCATGTTTTTGATAGCATTGATATCGTTATCAGCTGTGCCAACTCTACCTTCAGACTTCATAAGTCTTTCAGCAGTAAATTGCAATTCTGAAGGGATGATCATTTTCATTCCTCTAGCCGCAATCTTAAGGCCTCTCTCATCAGTGAACGCTGCAATGTCAATTAACGCTTGCTCTAAAGATGTTTCATTCAAGTCAGCAGAAGTTCCTAGTTCATTTGAAAATGAACCAGCAAGAGTAGGATGGTCAGTTGCTAATAAAGCTTTTCCATCTCCACCTGCGTATGTTGCATTGAAACCATTATTTAGAACAGCTGCGCCTTTAACTTGCTTAGTGTTCGCCATAGATCTTGCTAAAGCTTTTGTATATCTAGACGCAAGTCTGTCATACAAGTTATCCTCGATCGCTTCTTCAGTGATCGCGAATGCTAAAGCAATTGTTTCGTTTGTGTAACGAGCCGTGAAAGTTTCTTGCGCGTCGTCGTAAGTTACGCCTTGACCTTCAGGTTTTACTGCTGCATTTGCAAAACCACTTAACATTACTTCTTCTTCAAAAGCTCTGTCAGATGATTCTTGATCAAATATTTCAGCTGCCTCGTTAGCATAGTTTTTGTACTCTAGTCCGAATAAAGCATTCAGACCAGGCTCTAGTTCTTTAACTAGTTGTGCTCGTGATATAGCCATAGTGTGTTATCTCCTTATTCGCTATTAGTTATAAAGATTACTAGCTGCAGCTTGTACAACAATTACATTGCCGTTAAGTACAGATAGATCATTATTTTTAGGGTCGTCAGCACTTCTAACTAATTTGAACATTTTAGTTCCCGCTGAACCGCCTGATATGTTTAATTTAACAGTAGACTGTCCACTAATTGGGTCTGCCGCACCACCAGAAGTAGTACTAGTACAGTTGTATCCTGCACTTCCCATCATAGCTTGAGTTACTGCTGCATCAGCTTTGATACAGTACTCTTGAAACGGATTATCGTTTACATAAGCACAACCATCACTGCTGCCTGTATTGTAGTCAGTACCAAATGTTGTTCCAGACGCTACAGAGTTAGCCCATGTAGGCTTGCTTGTAGAGTTGTCAACATAATAAGCACCGTTGAATACGCCGATAATAGGTGAGTGACCGCTATTGTCAAAAGTAGTTCCACCTGCACCGCCGTCGTCAGTAGTAGCGAAAGACGCATCTTGTAAATAACCTTCATCTCCAGAAGAATCCTGAATAGAAGTAATGTTATTTTTATAGATACCTACGCCAAGTCCTGACTTAAGCTTGTATTCAGATTGACCTTGAGTCGCCGGAGTGTTTCCGAGATTCATTACCATTCTTAGTCCAAACCCAGTCGTTTGATTTGCCATAATATATTCTCCTTATTATATAGCTTGTTAGTTTATTCGTTGGATTTGGGAATTGTTAAAAAATTAACTTTTCTTAGTACCACCGAAGGTTACACGAGTTTGTCTATCTTGATTGATAGGCATACTTGGATGCTGATCCTTCAATAAATCGCTATTTACAGCGTCGTCTCTATCTTGTGTTTGCTTACGAAAATAAGCTTCACGCGACTGAGCGATTTCTTCTGGTATCCTAGCCAGCAATAGGCCGCCAACTCCGATGACTCCTGCATATTTGCCTTCTTTGAGTGTTGGATATTCAGTTTCTGGATATTCATCGGCTCTTACCAATTCCCATCCGGATCTGATTTTACCGGTCATGTTTTTTGTATCATCAAAACCCATTGACTCGGCTCTTATCCATCTGTGTCTAAACCCGTCAGGCGCAGGTGGTGCATCTAAAGATGATGGTGGAGTCCAAACTTTTTTCTTCTCTTCTTTAACTCTTGTTTGGCTCGCACGTGAGGTTTTTTTAGTTTCATTTGTCATATGCTTATGCCTCCTTCGTGATGTTTAATTGTTTCGCATATTCTTCTAGTGGCACACCTAATTTTTTAGCAATTGCTACCTGTGATGGCGTGAGTCTCACAGTATTTTTGCGACCAGTCTTTGAACTACGCGTTGCCGAAGCAACGGTTTGTGTAGGTTTACTAGTCTGTGTCTCAACTTTATCAAATTTATGCGGAAATTCAAGTTTTATTCTTCTATTTATTTCCGAATAATATTCGTCAGTTTGAGGGTCATAACCTTCCTCTTCGGTTAATTTTTTGTGTAAAGCAAAAGCCGTAAACGTCATTGGTTCATCACTTCCGAACCAAGCATTCTCTTGAGCCCATTTCTGTGCTTTAGGATCAGGATTAATAGGCTGTTCTACTTGCCTTTGGTATTGTAAAGGAGTCTTAACTTCCTGTTCTTTACCTTTAGGAGCAGCTTCTTCTTTTGCTTTTAATTCTGTTAATCTAGCGGATTCATAACCTAATTTAGAAATTTCAGTTTGAGCAGCAACTTCACTTTTTAAATCACCATCTTCTCTTGCTTTAGATAGTTTAGAAACTGCAGCTTCCATAGCTGACTTAATTCTATTTTCCATTTCAGATACATAACCTGTATCTAATGTACTCAATCTTTTATTAAGTTTATCTTTTTCGGCTAAAACACTTTTTGCATACACAGTGGCTTCGTCTCTTTGCCTTTCTGCTTCACGCATTTTTTTAGTGAGTTTAGCAATTCTTCTTTTAACTCCTTCGCTATATTCTTCTAACTCGCTTTTCTTTTCTTCAGTTTTTGTTTCAACTTGTTCCTTGTCGTCCTTTTTATCTCGAACATCAGGCTGCTCATCAGATTTCTGAGATGAGTCATCGGCGCTACCACCGTCTTCAAGTTTTGTTTCACGTTCATTTTCATATGTTTTATCTTCCTGTGGAGTTTCTTCCACTTCTTTAGTTACAGGTTCAGGTAATTCTACATCAACGGCAGGACCGGATGTATCAATATCAACTACCTTCTCTTGTTTTTTTTCTTCTGTGTCTGGCATAGTTTCTCCTTTTCTATGTGTTAAATATAATGAAGTACAGACTCTGGGTCTTTAATAGTTCCCAGTACTTCATCATCGTTTAATAAACGGACTTCTCCGCCTTCAATAGGTAATCTTGATCCCGCATATCTTGCAAAGATCACCCAATCACCTTGCTTGCACCAAGGACCAGAAGAAAATTTTTCTTCGTCCTTATAAGCTAGTGGTCCTAGTTTTAAAACATAACCACAGTTGGTTGCAATTCTTACTTTATCTAAAGCTTCTTGCGCTATGATAATTCCACCCTTAGTTTTTTCTTTAGGTGTAAATGGTAAAATTAATAATCTATATCCTGATGGCTCAGGTAATTCTGAAACTACATCCTGTATGTTATCTGGATGTAAAGGCTCTTTTTGATTTTTTTCTTCTTCTTTATATTTTTCTTCTAGTGCCGGTCTAGTTTTTGGTACTTCCTTTGAGGTCGACAACGTTTCCTGACTCATCTTTTTGCTCCTTATTATTTAGCAGGTTAGAGATATCCTGTAATGTTAATTGTATGGCATGTGCCTGTCCTACTAAATACTTATATTTCTCCATATTGTCAACCCCTCCCGCTAGAATTCCATCACCTATTGTTTGAAGTCGTTCTTTGAGTTCTTTTTGTACTTTGTAGATTATATTTATTTCGTCCATTACTTACCTACTTTTTTCATAGCCAACTTATGAGCTTGAGTAAATGATTTACCTTTTCTCATAGCTTTTCTCATAGTTGTCATGTGTTTGGCTGTATGATGCTTTTTATGTTTTTTAAGTGTTGTTTTTTGTCTTTTAGTTAAGGCCATTATTTTTTCTTCTTTTTCTTTTTCTTTTTTTTAATTGGTTTACTGCCATATTTTTCAGTCCATTTTTTAGCTATAGCAGGTTCGTTTTTAAATAGATAACGTCTTTGTTTTTCTGATCTAAAGGGCATTTCTTGGCTCCCTAAAATCTTCAACTGCCTGAAGCTTTTCTTGGGCATCAGCAATTTTTTGGAATAGCTTATCTATTTCATCTATATGTTGAGGATGCTCTCCAATACCAACAGAGTTTTCTAAATAAATTTTTATTGTAGCATCAGCTTCAGCAATCTGTGCGTGATACCTAGATTCTAATGCGTCTAATATTGCTGCTTTAGCTACCATTAACAATTCCACTTTCTTAAAGATTTAGATAATCTATCTTGGCCAGTGTTGTTACTAGCTTTTTGTCTTTTACGCATTCCAGTCATTCTTGCACAAAAAGACTTACGTCTGCTTGCTGCTTTAGATCCTTTTTTTAATTTTGATGGTTTAGTTGTGACTGCTGTCTTAAGTTTAGATCCTGGGTTGGCTCTTCTGTAAGAAGCAACGCCTTTAGCGTTTAACCCACCCGAAGGATTTTTACCTTCTTTTCTTTGCCATGCTGGACTAGCCATTATGCCTGACTTTTTTTAAAAGCTTTGGCTGTCGGTGCACCTTTAGCACCTTTTTTTCTCATCTTCTCACCACGCTTTTTTTTCATAGCGATATTGTACCATAAACCTTTCTTGGCCATTTTACCGTCTTTCGTTTTATGCATGCCCTTAGTCATGTTGTCCTCCTAATTAATTACTTAATTACTATGCTCTGCCGAATCCTCTTTTAGCAACGCCGCATCCTCTTTTTTTAACTCTGCCACCTTTTTTGTAACCAGATTTAATTTCGCTCATGACTCTTCTTTTTTCTGCTCTGTCATTTGCGTTAGGATTTTTTCTAGCGTCTAGTCTTCCAACTTCTTCTAAAAGATTTTCTCTTCCTGTATTTTTCATATTATTTATCCATTGTTCCGACAGAAGAATAAGCTCTTTTACCCATAGCTTTTTCCATGCCTTTAGACTCGTCTCTTCTTGATTTAAAACTTTGAGATTTGCCTGATTCTTTTCCGTCTCTCATTCCTAACGACTCATCAAGTCTATCATTGTAGCCTTGTTTCTTAGAACTACCACTTGACCCGTAAGGAAATCTAACATTACTTCTTACACCATTTTGTCGCATTATTTTTTTCCTCCGTTTTTAAATATTTGCGTTCCCTTTATACCAAAAATACTACCAACTACAAGTATCCATAATGTCGAAAACCATGTCGGCAGTGCAGCAAAATGCTCAAAGAACGTCTTGACTTTATCAAGCGCTCCCGGATCGTCGCTGAAGACCCCCCAAGCGAGCACAATTATGGGCGCACTTAGTATCACAAGAACGAATTCGTCCTTGTAGTCGTTTTGTCTAGCTTCTAAAAGTTTGCCTTGGTAAGCTTCTTCGCCTCGCGCTTGTCGCTCTGCGTGCAATAGTTGTGCATCAGACATTGCAACTTTCGCTCTCTGCTTATTAGAGTAAATTTTACTTCCAGCAGAAACGGCTAGTTTAATTGCCGATAACCACATGTTAGTACCAAGTTGCTTTAACAGGTTTTTTGTCGGCTCTCATTCTTCTAGTTCCTTTAACATCAACTGTTTGTGATGTCATAGGATCTGTAGCTTTAATGACAACGCCACCTGTTTTATATCCACTTTTAGCACCTATTTCTGATACAACTTTATCAGCTTTTGCTTTTTTATCTGGCATATTGTTTCTCCTTAATTTGTTTATATCTAATTTTTTTTAAAATTTCTACCAAAATCATGACGTTTACTATCATCCGCCATAACTTGTTTAGTTAGCGAAGTAGCTGCTCTTAATTCAGCTAAGTCTTCGTTCTGCTCAAGCTTATCTTCTTGATTTTGTTGGTTCATCATAGCTTTCATCTTGTCAAGGTTAAGTCTTTCTTGACCTTCCTCTTCTTTTCTTGCGTTATCTGCTGCTCTGATGTCTAATTCTCTTGCTCTTAGTTGTGCAATTGGATCATTTGAAAAATTACCCATTATTTCTTTTTGTTCTTTTAAATATTCTTCCATCATTTCTGCAATTAACACAGCTTTTCTAGATTCTATCTTTAAACTCATCTCTTGCATTTGTTTTTGTGTCTGTGGATTTTGCATTAATTGTGGATTTTGTGCAATTTGTTGCATTTCTATCACTTCTTGTTGAAATTCCATTTCAACTTGCTCTAATGCCATCAAAGAAATGTGTTCAAACATATTTTTTTCTAACATTGCTTGGATTTGTGGATTATTTCTTGCAATATTTGTTCCCATAAAACTTAAATGAGCTGTCATGTGGGCTCTATGGTCTTGTCCAGGGAAAGCTTGGAACTTTTGTCCTGTTAAAGCATCAATATGTTCAAGTGCTGGGTCCTTAGGAGCAGGTTTGACAGGTGGTTTTAATATCATGTCAATATTTTTAACTCCAATTGCTTCATACATTGCTCTATATGCTTCATAAAGATTATGCATTTGTGGATTTGATTGCGCTAACTGTAATTCTGTTTGCGCCATAGAAATTCTTTGTGTTTGTGAAAAGATATTTGGATCTGCTACTGGTACGACATCAATCTTATCATCAAAATCTGCTTGTTTAATTTGTTTTTGACCACCAATAACATCGTATGGATATTCTTGGGGTAAATAAGTTTTAAAGACTGCAGTCAATAACTTAAACTCATTCTTCAAACTTGCGTACAATCTTTTGTGGATTGCAGACATTGTTCTACTTCCTCTTTCCAACAAAGCTACTGTCGTTCCCACGGCCGCTTGTTGATTCCCATCTCCTATATTTAAGTCAGCGATTGAAGCAAATCTCTGCCCAGCTGAAACAACGACACCCATAAGTTGAAGTAGAGTTTGAGAAGGTTCTTTAAATGGAAGCATCATAAACGCATCTTTGATGCTACCACCAGGTGCATCTACGTCTCTGAATTCTCCAGGTTGAATTGCTTGCACGTCGTTCTGTACTCGTATGCCACGTTGCTTAAATCCGGCAGGTAAGTTTGCTAATGTACCAGCATCTAATAATTGTCTTAGTGCTGCGGTTGCGGTTCTAGATAATCCACCGATCATATGGATCAAACCGAATCCATAAAATCCTAGCCCAGGTAAAAATTTAAAATGAACAAAGTATTGTATTTTCTTTTTCAGTACATCACCTATACCGAAGTTTCTTCGGATAGATAAAATTTTTGTAGAGTATTCATCGACCGTTACAATATAAGGAAGTTTTATTCCAGTCATTTCCCCTGCGGGTCCTCGGTCTTCGAAACCCTCTAAGTCAAGATTAACATGACATTCTAATAATGTAAATATATCTGGATCTCTGCCCCGCGTTCTTCCTTCTAGTTCATGTTCTTTTTTTTGTAAATCTGATTCAGGATCATAACCAGGTTTAATCTCTATATCTCTATAAAATCCTGCTACTTGTTGTTTACGAAAATCATTCTCTGGCATCTTCACTACATGAACAATTGCTTCTGCATCTTCTAATGAAGTTGCTGCATAAGGAACAACTAAATCTTCAGCAGGTACAAACTTTGATACAGCTCTACCTAATAGATCGTCGTAGTAAACTTTTTTAAATGAAGATCCTGCTAATGGTAAATAAAATAACATCTGATCAAACTCTGGTTCATATTCTTCCATGACTTCCATTATTTGATAGTTCATAAAATCTTTAACTCTTGTGGATTGTTCTTCTTTTTCTTTACTTGGTAATCCAATAATTTGAGTTCTTACTGGTCCGTCGGCCGGGAGTAATTCTTTATAAGCCAGTGCTTGAAATTGAGTAACCGCTTCTGCAAGGACCGGATGGGTTGCACCACTTGCCCCTTGGAATGGTTCGGTTCTATCGTTATATTTAAATCCTAAAAGATCTAAACCTTTTGTATAGGTTTGTTCCCAATCTGCACGAGACTGTTTATACTCTCTATAATTTTGCGTTAACTCTGAGCCAAGAGGTTCTAAGACTTCCTCTGGTAATAACTCTGCTAAATTATCAAAATGGTTTTGTGATTGTGCTTGATTAAAAGCCCCTGGCTCAAAGTTAATTTCTACTCCACCGTCTTCGGTTGGATTAATTTCTGTTTCCCCTTGATCAGGGATATCGTCTCTAATTTCTACTGTTTCTTGTTCTGAAGTCTGTGGACCATCTATTTCAATTGTTTTTCTAACTTCATTGGGAAGTGATTTGTCTATAGTCGCCATATATTATTCCATTTATTTTTTAGCAGGTTTTACAAGTATAGTCTTATTTGGCTTAACATTCAAGCCTTGTGAATCAGGGCCCTTGGTTGGTGGCAATTGATTCCATTTAACATTGGGCATATTTTTAGTCAATGTAGGGTTTTCTTTTCTAAGTTTTTTATAATGATTAGGGTGTTTAAAGGCGAATGTCATTTAATATATTTTCTAGCTTGATTTTTAATTAAAGTTGGTATGCCTACTTTTTCTGTATCATATGCTAGGTATTCTGCAAAATTAGGATTTGCTTCAAGTTTATCTTCTTGAGTTATTTTTCCAATGTTTAATTCAATAGGTATTCCTTCTCCTTGTTGTAGTCCTGCAACTATTCTTGCATATTTAGAAGGATCAATGTCACCTTCCTCTAACGCTTTTTTAGCTCTTTTTAATAATTGTTTGTCTGATTCTGGAGTTGTAAAAGAAACGGATTCATCAGGCATTATTTTTTTAAAGTTTTTATACCATTCCTTTTCTTCGTCAGGTGTTTCTGGGTCTTGTAGTTTTTCATTATATTCATCGTGTGTGTCTCTATGTGGCACTACTGATGTAAATTTTTTTCGTTGCGGAAAATGTTCTTTATCATCATATATAGTTCCTCCTCCTTGACTAGGAAAAAAATTATGTGTATCAACAATTTTAATATTTCCTTTGTCATCAGTTGAAAATGTAGCTTGTCCTAAAGTCATATCAATATTAGTTGCCTCATCAGTAAAAGCTTTGGCTAAAGACAATTTTCCTTTATCTAATTGATAACCAATTATGTTATCTCTTCCTGTTCCTATATTAGTAAGCCCTGAAATAGCTGCGTCGCCCATACTTTTATTTGCTTTAGCTTCTGCTACTCTTTTTTTAATTTCTGCTAATTCACCTTTACTAAAAAAGTCTTCAGTGATTTTATCTGTTACACCCGCTAAATTTCTAAGGTATAATCTAACTGAAGAAGGTAATGCTTTAATTTTAGTTAACTGTTTAACTAAGCCTTTGTTATTCTTTAAACGTTCTAGATTTTCTGATTTTAAAAGCCAGCTTATTGCTTGATTTAGACCATCTTTATTTTCATATTTTAAACTTTTATCAATCATCAGTAATATACTCTTTTCCTCCTGGGCTTCTCTTCATCCTTATAGTCTTCTGGGTGAGAAATCAACCCACCTTGTCTAAATCTTAAGACGGCTTGTGTCATACTATCTACTAAATCATCATTGTCACCATGAGGAAACGCCGCACATTCCTCTATTACCTCTTGTGCAAATTCCTTGTCACACGGAGCCCAGACTTGTCCGGACTCAAACAGAGGAGCTACCGCATTTACACGGCTGTGTTTGTCATTACCTTTAGAGGGAGTAAAGTTGACTACTGGTATCCCCATCTGTCTGAGCTCGTAAGTCAGAGGCAGCCCCGAAGCTTTGGCTTCCACTAACACTGTTTCAGGTTGCCAGTAATCATATTGTTCCTTAGCCTTTCTTCGAAGTTCAGGGAACTCTAATCGTTCTTTAATGGCATCCAATAAAAGTAAACTTTGGGGTTTGTCATCATTCTCTCTAAAGATTCCCCAAGTAGTAATTGCAGAATAGTCTGCAGTTTCTTTTTTTAAAAAAGCTGTGTCATAACTTTGAATAACATGTTCAAGTAGTGGCATAGAATCTTTTTCCCAATTCTTCCACCATTCTCTTTTAATAATTGCACCTTCTTCTGCAGTTGGGTTTTGCATATATTGTGCATTCCATTTTGATATACCTGCTGAAGCTTTAGTTGCTAATAAATCATCTAACTTCCAATACTCAGGCCACACAGGGTTTCCTGATGGCATGATTGCTGGAAACTCAATTACTTCCCACTTGTCTGCTTTTTCTCCAGAAGAAGCTTTAATAACTTCTGCTGTTAAATCTTTAGTGCTCCATCTCGTCATTACAATTACAATTTTTCCACCCGGTTGAAGCCTTTGCCGTGGTCCGCTAGTGTACCATTCATAAGTCCTTTCAAATGCTGTTGGACTATATGCATCTTGTTCAGAATGTGGGTCATCAATAATTAATAAATCAGCACCCCTTCCGGTTACTGCACCTTGAACCCCGACTGCAAAGTATTCACCACCTTGTGCCGTTTCCCATCGTCCAGCTGCTTTGGAATCTTCCATTAATCTAGTATTAAATAATTCTTTGTACTCATCACTATCCATTAAGTGTTTGGTCTTACGACCAAACCTTACGGCTAATTCTGCTGTGTGAGTAGCTTGGATTATTTTTAATTTTGGATTGTTACCGATCATCCAAGCAGGAAGAAAGAACGACGCAAATTCAGATTTGGTATGCCTAGGGGGCATGTTTATAATTAATCTATTGGAAGTTCCACGAAGTAATTTATTAAATTTTTCGGCTATGGTTTTATGATGGGACCCCTCTACAAAATCAGGCCACATATGTTTTACAAAAGTTAGAAAATCGTTTTTGATTTTAGTATCTTTTTTCTTCTTAACAGAATTTAAAATATCAATTTTTAATTGCTTTCTTACTTTAGGATCAGTTATTTTATTAATTTTATTTATATCAAGCATAATTTTTAGTTATGGTACCAAAAAGTTTTATACAGGATAAAACGTCTAAAACCAACAATAAAGGACTAACCTTGGGACCCCTTTTACAGCAAGGGTGATCGACCTTTTGGGAAAGTTCAAATTCCGAAATCGACTTGGGACCTCTCTCTTTTCCTGGGTGGGACCCGCCCTCATGCACTCAACATGGCATATTGTCGCACTCTCGTGGTGCGTGTATGCAATAACTGCATACACGCAACAAGTTAATTATTTAGACACCTCCGAATCTATGTCAAGCATTACACTTTTAAGATGACGCGTAGCAAACTTTAAACGCGTCTCTGTGCCAGCCCATCTACCTTGGATCTCTAATCCCAAATGTCTGCTAAAGATCTCTGTGTATTCTTCTAGAGTATGCTTTGAGATCGATGGATACAATCTATCCAAGATCATCTGTCTTGTGATAACCTCTTTGATTGTTTTAGGTGAGATTTCCGGAACTCCGATGATCATCAGCATATGACCAAGATGGTCCGCTTCAGCTTTGTACTCCGGCTTAACATACTTGGATGTTTTTGCATCCCAAGATATATCGTTTTTGTAGTGTACTTCTAACGGCATGTTTCCTCCATTGTTGTTGTTTATATTTGCCATACGGAGACCTTATCAGTTGGGTCATTGGTTAGAAGAGTCCAAATTGTCGCACCCCCAAATTAACTAAGGCCCTGTTTCCAGGGCCTGTAGCCAACAACAACTCTGTTACTAGTATTTATCGTATCTTCTTAAGCGTTCGTTTTCGTCAGTACTTGGGAGCATGGCCCAAAACATGAAGAGTCCAAGCGCACAGATCAAAAGACCCACAGTGAAATCCCAATGCAGAGCAAGAATGCCGCCAAGCATCATGAGCGTGAATCCCATCAAGAGAATGAATAAATTCATCTCCACTCCTTTCTAAGTTTTTTTAAAAACTCTTCCATAGTTTTCATATACTTGTTTTTGTATTTTATTGTTTTTTCTGTCCATTTCATCATCTCCACTCCTTCCTAGCTTTCGCTTTGATCACAATCGCAGGTCCCATTATCACATCGGATGCGCCGTAAGATTGTTCCCAAACTTTAGTCGCTTCCGTGTTAACCGGCAGCTGATGGATCTTGCCTTCTTCATTGATAATCATGTAGTCACCGTTGTTTAATTCAACGCCTTCTACGTAACCACCTACGAACTTTTGCGCTTCTTCCAGGCTCGGTTCTTGTTTACTGTCTTCTATTATTTTATATGTTGTCATAGTTTTTTCCTCCATAGCAGGTAACTTAATGCAGGTCCGTCCGGATTAAAACATGACAGATCGTCGCAGGCTAAAGAAAATTTTTTTATTTTTTTAGGGTGGGTCCCGCCCACATGCACTCCACACACCTGTGGCATTGTGTCGCGTGGCGTTTGGTTGCAGGGCGATTTTGTCGCCCTGCTATTTTATTTATTTCCCTGCTTGTGCTTGTTCAGGGAAAGGCATTTCAACCTGTGTTCTAATAGGTCTGGAATTAATGTTCTGCAACTGCAACTCCACCTCTCGCTTCTGTTCTTGTAGCGTGGTGATTGCTTCTTGCAATGCAGACAACTTTCCATACAAAGTAGACACTTGATTGCCTCTTGTTATTGTTTCTATAAGTTTTAATGTCATAGCTAAACCATATCAAAACAACCATTGTATAATATATGACAAGATGTCGCATTGTAGCAGGTAGTCAGTTTGATAGGGTTCAGTTGTCATAAATAACAACAATGGAGGAAAATATGGCAAAGACAAACGAACTCAAAGCGAGGACACAGGATCACTTTGAGGCAAAGGTAGACCGAAAGTTAGAACCTGCGATTGAGAGAGAGGAGTTAAAGCTGAAAGCCCAAGTGAATGAAATCTTGGACAAAGGCATAACTTCATTTTCTAAAAAGATAGGTGCTGATAAGGTCGTATCACGACTGAAGAAAGCCGAAGAAGAAAAACGACAAGCAAGTCGTTTGGCTTATATGTTCTTTAACGACAAAGCATTGGAAAAGAAAAATTTCAATAAGTCGTTGATTTACAATCTTGAAGGTAAGAACAGACAGGAGAGCATATCTGTCAAAGATTGTGAGGAACAAATAAACAAATGGGCAGAAGCACAAGCCAAGCAAATAGCTGAACAATCAGCTGAAGGGAAGAAGTTATCTTACCTGAAAGCATTGAGAGAAAAAGCTAAAGACTTGGTCGCTGAAGCTAGTGTGCCAACCGAGTTGGCAATTTCGCTGGACAATCTGTTCAAGTTCGTTGGATTGAGTTGGTCAAATAAACTACCAGCACTACCACCAGCAAAAAGCAATGTTAGTAAAAACACTAATAAGCGAACTTAAAAGGTGCAATCCTAACGCTGAAGCAGTCATAGAAGGAGGAGAGTATGATGATGTCAGCGAGGAGTTCAATAGGGACTGGGTTCGTTCTGTGCAGTATGATGACGACAAAGAAGGAAACCCAAATGACCGAATAGTGGTCATTAGTTAAATAGAAATGGAGAGGCGAGAAATCGCCTCTCTTTAAATTTTTTCTTTTTTTGGGTGGGTCCCGCCCACAAGCACTACACACGCCCAAAGTCAAGAAGCATAATGTCGCAGGGGTGTGACCTTATGCGCATTGAATAAAAGACCTTAAATTATAAAGTCGCATTGGTTTTATAAACAATTTAACAATGGAGGAAATATGAAACCAATACGACAAGCAGAGTTAGATCATTACAAAGACCAGATCAACTCGAAGTTCAGAACTAAAGCAAGCGCGATAGATTCTGAAATACACCAGCAGGCGCAGGACTTGAGCGACAAAAAGAAACCAAGTTTTGCCAAAGCCTGCAAGGTAGACAAAAAAATACAAAAGCTCATAGAAGCAGAAAAAAAATATAGAGCTTATGTAAAAAATAAGGATGACGTTGAAGAGCGACTACTCAACGCTGTTAAAAAAGAGGCTTCAAGATGTGAAGACCATCTTACCAGGTTGGGAAATGTTAGGGCCTGGAATCGTGAAGGCTTTAACGGCTATGAGACCAACGACATAAACGACCAGCCCAGCAATTATTTTATTGATAGGCTGGAGCGCATATGTTTTGATGAAGCAGAAAAACATATAAAAAAGAATCATAAATTGCGACATGTACTACAGTCTAAAAAAGAATATGCAGAGAATATTCTTTATTCAGGCGGTGACATAAACTCAATTATGGTTGAATTAACGAAAGCCTTTAAGAGCGCAGATATTGAATACAATATACCCAAGTCTCTATTGGCTTTGCCTACTAAATAACAAGTAATATTAGAAGGCCCTCAAGTGAGGGCCTTTTTTTTGCGCCTAAAAAAATTTAAGATCCAACAATCAACAAGCGTTCCCGTCCTCAAGCGCGCACGGGTCAATTAAAAAAAAAAAATAAAAAGGGTGGGTCCCGCCCACAAGCGCTGCGCGTGCGACAATTTGTCTGTCAATGTAACATGATGTCACACCGTGCGACACTATGGCCAATGGAACAAGGCACAAGCAGCTGCTATATAAGGGACATGACAAACAAAATAAACCAAGGAGGAAGACATGGGTGATCGTGTTTCTGTATCGTTCAGACAAGAATCTGAATGGTATGTAAATAGAAAACCAGAAAAGCACATGGATGAAAGTCCGGTGCTCTTCCATCATTGGGGTGGAACTCATTTTCCAAAGTTTGCTTTTGAATGGTTCAAGAATCTTCAGAAGAAAACTAAAAAAATGGAAAGAGGTTCTGATCCTTTGACGCGTCTTGAACCACGTAACTTGATGGTGCAGCTAATTGCGCATCTGAATCAGCATGAAGATCTGCGTTATACTACGAAGTTCGATAGTAAAACCATGACATGTGAGCACGATGCAGAACTAGTGTGCCATTCAATTTACTTGGGCAAGACTCCAAATGATGGAGACAACTCTGACAATGGCCACTATGTGATTGATGTAGATCAAGGTAAGATGTACAATGATCACGGTGAGTCTATAGAGTAAACCTAATTGGTGGCGTGGGTCCTTCATCCCACGCCACTGATCCCTGATCCAGTGGGCAACTGACTATTGTTAAACGATATCCAGAGTGGAGAAAGATTTGGGTTGTTTACCATCTGTAACTGCTCGGTCTCGCTGGATCTGGGATCAGTAAGCGTCGCGCGATAAAGTAAAATGCGCTACTGATCCCTGGTCTATTGGGCTATTGTCTCACAACTATAGAAGTTGTTACCGATAGACCTGGGATTAGTTCTGGTTGTAGGCAAGATATCAATAGCCAAATAACCTGATGCCTTTTGGACAATCAGAACTGATCCCTTTTCAACAATCAACAAGCATAGCATGTTCCGTCCTCAAGCGCTCACGCGCGGGGAGAGAGATATTAGGGTGGGTCCCGCCCACAAGCACGCACTACGGTCAATGGCGCGACGTTATGTCGCATCGACACAAGATGTAGTGGCGCGACGTTATGTCACCTTGACAAACTGTCGAGTGCAGTTTGGATACTGCGCCAAGAGTCGGCGACAGGTGCGCTGGTCTCAGGGCCCAAGCGCAATAGACTAAGGATCTTGGATCCTTCATAAAGTTTTATGCCTGAAGGCTCATGGGCCTTCAGGAGGATGAAAGTGTTCTTTGGATGCTTAACATGGAAGGCAATTTGGTGTGGTGAAAAACCTATTTTATTACGCCTAATTACTTTTAACTCAATAGTAAAAAACACATTATTTTTATTGTAACACAATAGGTCTGGCACGCCAGCGGACGCCCAACTTTCTAGTCTTGTGAAGGAAATATCTTTTAAGTTTCGCTTAACTTCTTGCCAAAATTTGGACTCCCATTTCAGAGTAATACCTTGCTTACGATTGCTTGTATGTTTTAGATTTAAAGCGCATATCATTGTCGGCTTTAAGAACTAATCTAGCTGGATTTGGATCACCAACTATTACACTTTCCTGCAATTCTATTCTTCGCAGGTCTTCAAGATAACCATCTTTTGTTTCAATGTAGATTGGACAATCAGATATCTTTGTACCTTTCTGTCCGTTTGTGAATTTGTCTAGTACTTGTTGTAAATCTCTAACTCTTAACATAATATCTTTATAAACATGAGGGGGCTCAGTATCCAGTCCAGTCTCCCTTTCCTTCGTAAGCCAACCCCCACATGAAACAACTTAACCTTAAAACCAATGGAGTGAAAATAAAGTAAAGTTAAATTGACTTTTACATTAAATTACTTTATTTGTCAACCCATGGGATTACCTAAAAAACTCACAGAAATGCAGATCAAATTTGCCAACCTAATTGTCACATCTGAAGGTAGATTGACAGCGACAGAGTGTGCCAGAGAAGCAGGCTATGATAAAGACAGCGCAGCTGTAAGGGCATCTGAATTACAGAATCCAAAAAGATATCCTTTAGTGGTTCAATATATTGGTAAGTTAAGAGATGAGTTTCAAAAAAAATATGAAGTAGATTACGGCAGGCATATAAGTGAGCTCGGTAAAATTAGAAACGCAGCTCTACAAAAAGGAGCCTGGAGTGCAGCAGTTAATGCTGAAGTAGCGAGAGGTAAGGCAGCTGGTTTGTATATAGAACAAAAGATAATTAGAACCGGCAAACTAGATGACTTGTCTGAAGAAGAATTAGATAAAAGAATTGGTGAAGTGTTAGATCAATACTCACCTATCATTGAAGGCGACGCTAAAGAATTAAAAGAAAAAGTAAAGGAAGAACAGAAGAAAATAAGATTAGATCCTAAACAAAGAAAGAAAACTACTGAGACTTTAAATTAAACACTAACTTTCTCCATCTTAATTATACAACCAATTGGAAATACATTACGATCACTAAACAACTCATCATTGTTTTCATAACTTGCAAATGTTCTAATTGTTTTTCTATCCTTACTAAATAAATAACCATATGTAGTCATTACGCTTGGTTTGAATTTAGTGAACTCATCTTTAGTGGCATGCCCGGAATCACCTGTAATATCAGCCCATTCAATCTTATAAAAATAATATTTCTTTTTGTTTATAATCAAATGTTTGTACTTAGATTTCTTCCTTCTTTTTGTCATAATATGTTATAGCACCTATAGATTCTTTTTCTACCCTCAGTGTAACTTCGTTTTCCTGTGTTTTGCTCCATATTTTGTTGGGGAAAGCCGATTGTAGTACTTTTTTTCGTTGGTATTAAACAATTGTAGTGTTTTTAAAATAAAAACCCAACACATTGTAGTACTTTTTTTCGATTAAAAGCGTTGGTATTAAACAATTGTTGCCATTGTAGTACTTTTGAACGACCCTAAAAAAATATTTTTAAAAAACATTTTACCCCCAGATAGAACCTATACAAAGCCAACAAAACTCATTTTGAACATTATTTTGCCACATTTCTGACATAAATCCCATAATTTCACCACAATTAATGGATGGATCCTGCTAACTTATTTATTTTTTCAGATATCTCTTTCACCAATTCATACCATTTGTTGTGCCACATTGTCCTCATTTTTTTGTCTTCGGCTTTGTCGTAAGCTATTTTAATATTATTCAGTCTTTTTAGATCTTGATCTAAGCTGGTCATAGTATTGATTAACCCTTTCTAAAAATTGATGTTGATAATCTACAAACTCATCATCTTTTACAATAAACTCCTGAAAGAAATTATCTTTCGTGCAGATTAGGTTTACACCTTGAGTAATCTTGGTCCCATATACATAGTTATGGGCCATGGCATATCCACCTAATTGAGTGAAGTAGTCCGTGATCCATTCTCTACGTTTCGGTTTATTTGATTGTTTAAAATCTACTATAGACGCAACGCCATCGTATATCCCAACAAGATCGGTTGCTCCAGCATAAAGACCTGGGTAATATAAAGTTACCTCACTACCCCATATCTCACTAAGTCTATTCTTTAAACCATGTTCTATAATTTGTTCGGCCATACCGTGAGCCATGTTCCCTGTTTCTGTCATATCTAATTTATTAGTACCAAGAACATAGTGTTCGAGAATCGAGTGCATCGCAGTACCTCTTGCAGCTGCATCATCTTTAATCTTATCTGCTACCGCTGGTCCTACTCTCTGTCTCCAACTTTCTAAAGAGTCTTTCTTCTCTTGACTCTGAGTCTCAGCTAATACAGTCGTAACACTCGGTAATTTTTCCTTGCCTACTTCGTAATGTCTCTTATCATTAATCAATGATCGCATTGACTTAGGGTAATCAAATTGTTTATTCCATTTCATTTATTTCTTTCTTCCTTATTTCTTTTAGATTGTTCGTAAGATTCTTTTAGTTCATCTTGTTCTTTTTTTCCAAATATTTCTTCAAAATTTTTTCGATACGAATCGTTGGAAACCCTTGATTTTCCGTCCCATTTTGTACCTTTGTCCTTATTATTCATAATTTAAATATCCTTATAAACTATTTTTAATTAGTTGGTTCGTAATTGTGGTCCATGGGTTTAAATCAAAGTCTCTACACCCAGACAACGTTAAACAAATTAATATTATCATTAATATTTTCATATTAACAAACCAATGATTAACCCTGCTATAAAGCCCACTATATATTCTCTATAGTACAAAGACCATACATTAAAATCTCTTAGTATCTTCTTCCAATTCATTCTTACTCCCTATTCTGTAGGCTATGTAAAAACCTACGATTGTTAAACCTGTGCCTAAAAAAAATAAACCTATCAATGGAGATCCTTCTTGTCGATTAAGTTAACTTGAAATAAATCTCCATATCTAAATGGGCAATCCTCACTTAAATACTTAGCAAAGGGCTCTTGAAATTTTAAAAAGTCCTCTCGATTCTTTTCCATTTCTTTCATAACCACTTCAAAATTTTTATCACATACCTGTAATAAAACATCCAACATTAAGATCTGTGGCATGATTGGTATTCCCTCCAATATAGTTTTTTCTGCTAATTGTTTAACTTTTGCACCTTCTAAAAAAGGTGCGATTACTTTTGCAAAATCTAGCATATAATCACTAATGGCAGACTTTTGTTCTTCGGTTAATGCATCAAATGCTTTATGCATACTTTCTTTATTTAGTTTCTTTGTCATATTTTCCTTTAAATAAATCAGCTAGTTCTCGTTCATGTACCAACTTATCATATTGTCGGTCTTCTTCTGCTCGAGAAAGGGCTGCTTTTAGTTCTTCTATTTCTTTTTCTGCTTCTATTCTTTTTGCTTTTTCTTCACGCCACATCTCTAGCAATGAAGGGTCCTTATCTGATGTCATGTTCTCCGCTTTCTTCTTTTACTTCTTTTACCACTCTTAAAATGTTTTCGCAATCTTTAAGTGTGACTTGATTTTTTCTATTATTACAACCTGCGCAACAAAATATTATGTTGCCTACTTCATATCCTCTGTTGTTATCTAGTCTATCAACAGACATATTGGTTAGTGTAATACTGCCGCGTTTAGTTTGTAATTCTGTTTGTCCGTGGTTCTTGATTGGTACAATAAATGTAAATGGTGCATGACAATATCTACATAACTTACCATCGCTCAATGGAAATTTTTCTTTCATAATTAATTTATGATTTAAATACTCTACCCAGTAATCAATCTTATCTAAATTGACACTTACATAATCTCTTTTCTTCCGAGATGAAGGTTTCGTAAAGTGTATAAACTTCTGCCCTACGAATCCTTTCTCGGAATTGTCATATCTGTGATCAGCTATTGCTTTTTTAGCAAAGTCTCTATTATATCTAAACTTACCTTCAGCTTTGATCACGTTCTATCTCTCCCTTTGAATCACACTTATCACAATTGGCCCATAGTTCTTCTTTTGCTAAGTGATAAGGTACTCTTACAAATCCGTTCCCATTACATTCAGGACAGATTTTTTTACCGTCTTCGTTGCCGTCTAAGGTTGCCATTATGCGCTCCTCTTTTTATTTTTTACGTCCTTTGGACTCATTGAAACTGCTTCAGCAATTGCAAACTTTATCATCCCAGGCCGATTGACACAGATAAAACCAGTCAGTTCTAACTTGTGTCCTTTAGGTAGTTTAAGTCCATCTTTGTTATAAAAATGGACTTTACAAACTCCGTTCTGTGGGAAATTTATAATTGATCCCATGATTTTCTTGTCATCTTTCTTATCCATAATACCTCAATTTTTTATAGACAGTTTAGATTCAAGACGATTCAACACGTCCATCTTGCCTTGATGGATTGCTTTTTCGATCATAGCATCAAAATAATCACCACTTGTAACTTGTATGCTACAAGGTTTAGTCTCTTTGTATTCTTTGAACATGGCATTAATTTTGTCTGTCCAAAAATCAACTCTTTCTTGACTATCTTGTAGAACAATTATGGTTTTTGCTAGGTTCTCCATAGCTTACCCTCCTTAATTATATGGAATGTTACATTACTCTTCTTATTGACGTACTCTATAATCCCATTCCATTTAGGATTTGACGTCGTTAGCGACTTAAGAAGTCTTTTAAATGACATAGCTGGCATCTCTTTGACACCTTCTACTTTATCTTCAGTGACTTTAAATGTGTACTTCATGTGATCCTTTCTATATCCAGTAAGAATGTATGGCTAATACAATGTTGCGTTAACATACTTTCAGTAAATTTTTCCTTAGTATCAATATCTACTTTAGGATATTTACGCTCAGCACTCCACGCCATGCCACCATATAGATCTGCTTTTTTTAAAGCATCTCTATATATCTTCCATTTAGGCCATGATTCATCAATTGCTTTTTGACGCTTTGGAGTCATACGCTTAGGTTTTCTCCAAGTCGTATGCTTCATCATTATTTCGTACGCTTTTTCAGTACAATCTAGTTTATGAGCCATCTGGTCCCTCACTTGGTTGATGTCCACATTCTACAAAGATCTTCCATTGACCTCTGTTTTGAAACTCTGCCTTATCAAATTGATTACATGCATCATCTAAGTTAGTTCCATTAGTAAAGAAATGTAGGTTTTCTTTTACATTATGAAACAGATAAACGTTATTCTCAACGCTTACTCTGCTTTCATCATACTTTTGTATCTCTCTTTTTTTCTTTCGTTTTGGCATATCTACTCCTTTTTTTGTATTTTGCCGTTCAAGTGTTTTGCCTCTTTATTTATTAACATTTCAACAGTCTGTGATCTACTCATCGTAGTGTTAGGGACTATTGCTTTCCTAACTTTATCTAATGTGGCATAGGCTTTAACCCCAATGGATAAATTTTTATATTTTGTTTTATCAGTCATGTTACCTTTCTATAAAATATAGTATAATATATAGGATATTATACTTTATTGTCAATGTTAAATTAGTCTATATTGTCGCAGCTGGAGTGCAAGTAAATCTTATAAATAGCTGGTATTTATTGACTTCTTCCTCCCCTATTTCCTCCATTTTTATAATAGATTCTTCATAGCCTGCAATCATACAATCATAAGTTGAGTTAAATTGTTCTGGCCAAGGGTAGGGTTGTAAGCAGTCATTCTGTGTCATTGAACACAGCAACAACATCAATGTAAATTTCATTAACGTCCTTGTCGGTTGTATTTTTTAAATGACCTTTTTTCTGATTTATTTTTATTTTTTTTATGAACCCGAGGCCTTTTCTTAGGTTTATCTCGTGGAATAAAATTTTTAAACTTTATCTTGGCCATCTTGAAGCTTTTTTAACATGTCTTTTTTCTCTTGGTCAATTACTAAATACTTAATATGTCCATTGACATGTTGTTGTACATCTGCGTCACACAACGTACACTTAAAAAGATCTTCTACGATTGAAAGAAGTAAAGCTTTTTGATTACATTCAGGGCAGATACCAATTACTGTTTCTATATTGCCAAGTAATCTTTCTTTGCTTGCCCGTGTCATTATCCAACTACTTCCCCGTCTTTCCATTTCATATCTGGTAGTCCGTTTTCGTAGCTTTTCCCGTCATACGTGAGTACTTGTTTTCTATTAGCACCTTTTTCATTATATGATACGTGGACCCAGCCACCTGCTGGATCATCTTTTTTATAGAACTCTAAAATTAATTGATCAAAGTCACAGTTGTTTGAGATCCAGTAAGCCGTCTTAATATTTGGCACACCTGCTATTTCGAAGTCGACGGCCTGACCACGTGCGTGCTGCGAAGTTTTTTTCGAGCCGATCGCTTCACAAAGTGCTTCCGATCTGTAACCAGAGGTAACAGTAATGGGTTTATCAAAGTGCGCACGAACCGGTTCCAAAATTTCATAACATACATTCTCCAAATTTTTAATATCACCTGCTCCTGGTGAGTTGTCTATCCCTTTCCGCGTTGCGGTCATCGACTTAGTCATCTCTTCAAGTTTGAAGTGTTTACTCAGTTGCATATTTTTTTTCTCCCTTTTTTCTATTATATAGTTTTTTAGATTTAATGATACGCTGTTTATAACGTCTATCTCTTAATAATTTGGCCATTTTATTAGATTTTTTATTCAAGGATTAAAGAAAGAATTTTCTTCTCTCCCATGTATACTTCTACGTTTGCCTTAGATTTTATGCATTTATAGACTACTCTATCTTTAGTGCTTTTGTCCTTCATCGCATAACGCTTAGCTTTTAAACAATTTTGTAAGCTATCGTGATAACGATGCTCTATAATTTTATGGTCCTGTAGGAGTAAAAGTGCAAATACAATCTCAACCATTAGTGTGCTCCTGATCCGTTTCTAATTAATTTTTCAACATCTACCTGTAATTTAGATACTTGTTCTTTTAAAAAATCTATATTAATTTTATTATTTCTCATACCCTTCATCTCCTCTTCTACGTCCTCTAAAATTCCTGCGATATGTTCCACCAGCATGAAAAGTTCGGCCTCCCCGGAAGATTGACCAAGTTCTCCACGTGGGTACTTGATTCTAAACTCTGAGTTTTGTTGCAAATCTTTTTCAAATAACTCTAATTTTGTGCTGTGCTGGTTGAGCTTCTCATTAATACCAAAATATGCCCAGGTTCCAATCGCGACCATACAGATCAACGAGGCAACCGTTTTCATCGGCATTTGTACACGTGCTTCTTCGCTTATGTTTAAAGGTTTATTTGCCATTTTTTTTCATGTAATGTTTAGATGGTTCATAGTTCCATCTTTTACCGTGGTGTCCTCTTATATCTGCATACCACATTCTTAATCTTACTATCCATTTGCGTACTGGTCTAGGCATTTTTCTTTTTTTTCTTTCCGCATTTACATCTAGGAGCCGTAAGTTTATCAATAAATGAGGACAATACGTCTAAAGAACCAAAAAATTTTAATAAAATTTTATCTATCATTGTTATTCAATTGCATTCCATTCAGCTTCATCATCAATAGGTTTAGGTAATGGTAAGATAATGTTTTTGTCATTAATATCTTTAGGCATTAATAACTTACTATCTCCCATTAGTTTGATATCTGGATTTTCTTTTTTATAATCATCCTTGAGATCATCCCAATGACTACCTTCAGGTTTTTTGTTTTCGGGTATTATTATACCAGAACATTTAGCTACTAGCAATGCAAAGCTAGGGTTACGCTGTAATGTAGGGTTATTATTAACTTTTCCACACATTTTCATTAATTCTAATTGCTGTTTTAAATGCATGTTTTCTTGCTGTACTTCTTTAAATTCATCAGTACAGGCTGAACCTAAATATTTCCGGTAAGTAAACTCAATCCTCCTATTATCATCATAGTCATTATAATTATTACTAGGAGAAGTATGTCGGTAGGAGCCATCACGGTCCTCTTGAGATACACGTACGTCAAATGACCCAGTAGAACAGCTGCTAGGGTAATCATTAAGGTATTCATTCCTTCCCCATGCATTAGGTCCTCCAAACAAAGCTAACAATACCATTAATAATATTAACATTCCTGTAAAATAATAATTCATCCTGGCTTCCTCCATGCATAACTACCTATTTAAATCCTTAATATCATAGTCGTGTTCTCTGACTTGGTCTGCTAATTGTCTATACAGATTTTCTGCCATCTGCCATGTTGCTTCAGCTGATGATAGCCTTGTATTGATATCTGTAATATTTTTTTCTGCTTGGTCTAAATCTCTTTGAAGATTTGTAATTTCTAAATTATTTGAATCAATAGTATCTGTAAGATTAACTATGTAACGGACCCCTGTAAATGTTCCAACAACTAGTGATGCAACAATGGGTACCATTACTATGTTTTTCTTTAAAAGATCTACTAGGTTCATAGGGCATAAATTAAAATATTATAGCACCTACGATAAATCCTACAACAGCACAGATAATTTCTCTTCTGTTGTGTAGCTGCCATACCATAAATCTATCTTTGTATTGTTTAATCATTTTTTTCCTCCAGTTCTCTAAGTTGATAATCATACATACCTTCTTCATGTTCGTCGGTTATCCACTTAGAAGTTTTTTCGACTGACCATGTTTTACTAGTTACTAACCTATTAATCAAGGTTTTGTTTGGATCATTACCCATTGATGGATCAAATACTTTTAGCCTGTTATTGGGTTGTATTGCATAGTTTCCATCATCTAGCTCTATTACGTGTCCACATTTATGTTGATCTGGTTTTTCTGAGTACCCAAAATTTAATTCATTGAAGTCTCCGCCACACCAATCAATTGTAAACAAATATGTTCCTTCTCTTTTAACTTTACGTCTTGATATATATTTTACTTTACATCCAGCTAATTCATAAAAAGTTGTAACAGCCACGTTGTAACTAAAACAATCCCACATCATAAGCTCATCTAATGGTAACTCTTTAACGTTAGGTTTTTTACAAAAGGCTGAGATAGGTGCTCGCCACCATAGACCACCATCTGACATCATAAAATGAAATAAAGGTGTAGAATTAGGAATAGAACTAAAACCAAATATAGTACATTCAAAGTATTTATCGTGTGAATCTCTTTGATCTCTTAGATAGTTACCTCGGACATAACATTCTATAACAGGTATGTTTGCATTTAAATAAGCCATTAATCATTTATCTCCCCCCAATTGTCACCTGATTCATAATCAACTTTATTTGGGACTTCAAGTGTAACAGCATGCTCCATAATCTCAATAATTTTTTTAGCTTGTGCGTCATTTTCAATTGACAGATCAAGTTCGTCGTGAATTTGTATGTGTGGTATTATTCCTTCCTTGTATAGCTCTAACATAGATTTTTTTGTCATGTCAGCAGCACTACCTTGAATTAATTTATTTAATGATTTGTAGGTATAAGCTCTTCTAATCCCTGGTCCATGTTCCCTGAGTGCTTCTTCGTGAGGCAATGCCTTGTGCATACCAAACTGATTAGGTTCCCATAAATGAAACCTACACAATCTACCAAGTAAAGTTCTAATTTGTCCTCTGTCCTGTGCTCTGTTAGAAGCTTTCTCCATTAACTGTTTAACAAATGGTACTCTACTGTGATAGGTGTTAAATAATTCTGCAGCTTTTTCTTTAGTAACACCTAATTCTGCTTGAAGTTTAGCCTTACCCATTCCGTAAAATAGTCCAAGGTTAATTGTCTTTGCTTGTGAACGTGGTATCTGAGCCATGTCTGCTACTGTTTGATGGAAATCTGCGTTTGAGTCTGTGTT